TGGACCTGTAAGGTGTTCTGTTGTGCCTGGGTTTTTACCAATGGTAATAGATGTCTTATCCTTAGACATTTCATAAGGGTAGTAGTTGTTTGTTACTCTGTTACCGTCAACATCATACTTAGAGAATACATGTGTGTTATTTTCATACCCTTCCAAAACCTCACGGGTGTATGCACGAACTGGGAAGAAGTCTGTGCCTAATCCCAAATCTTCTAACCAGTCACGCTCATAGTAAAAACCACCCGTAATGGAATCAATAAGATAGCGAACAATCTTTTCTAACTGAATATCGTCTGGATCTTCTAGATCTACCACCCAAAGTGGGCGACGGATGTAAAGATCCTCAATGAAGTCAGTTCGCTCATCATCCCATCCTGTTTGAACAACACCATCTTTACGAATGGTGATAGCGTAATCCTCGTCATACAAAGCAAAAGGATAAACAGGAAGGGCGACACTAATCATGCCTTCTGCATCAGACCTAACGAAAGCAGCAAACTCTGTTTGATTATTTGCAATCACAACATCGTAGTGCTCATCGGGAATTGCCCCTGGGATTTCAAGCACAAGAGGCAAAGGTGGCTGACGCAGAAGTTCCATTATCGGTTGCCGCCTCGCACAAGTTGTCCTGGCTTAATGCCAGCAGCCATAGCCTGTTGTAGTTCTTGTTCTGAAGCAGGGCGAACATCAGGAAGACGAACCCACATATTAGCCAACTCACGCTTTACGATGTTGTATCCCAAGTCTAACTTTCCTAACTTGGAAGATGAATACTTGCGTGTTGAATAAACGCACACACGATCATCTGTACGCTTTGGTGTTTGTGGGTCTACCTCTGTAGCCATTACCTTAGCAATCTTTTCTGCTTCTTCTCTGGCTGCCCTTGTTTCTTCAGCAGATGAGCCAACAACGGCTTCCTTGTTTTCTGCATCGCTGATAAAGTCTTCTAGAAGTGAAGTTGCCTCCTGATCGGCGGTAGCCTCTTCTAGAATTGCAACGATGTCTGCCTTCTTTGTAGCACTCTGCAACTTGATCTTATTATCTTTTGCATAAGTGCGTAGTGCCTTGATAGACATATCATTAAAATTCATAGTTTCTCCTTAACTACTGTTGTGTCTATTATACCACAAGATGTGAAAAGGGAGGGGCCGTAGCCCCTCCCTCGTCATACTCCAAGCAACACTTATTATGGTGTTGGTGGAAGTGGTGATCCTGCGTCGTCGTACTGTAGGTAAGAAACTGCGTTGAGTTCCTCCCATGCAACACCAAAACGCATGAATACGGTGTACTCAATGGTGTCCTTCTTTGCGACATACTCACGGTTGACCGTGATGTCACGCTGAATACCCCAAATACGGTTCTGTGGGTAAGTAAGTTCCACACGGTTGTTGGGGAAGTAAGGAACCTCAAGAACTGGAACACCAAGAACACGAGTGGCCTGTGGCCCACCAAATTCTTGTGCTGCTCCACCGAGGTATGCATTTGCATACTCGTAGGAAGCAGGCCATGCACCTGTGTTGGTGCCTGTTCCATTGGCCTTGACGATCTCAGCAAAGGTATCGCTACCTGCGTAGAAACGTAGACCATTCTTGATTGCACGGTACTTACGAGGCATTGCTAGGATGATCTCCTGCATAACGCCTGGGCTGAAGTCAGGTGTGCAGAGTCCTGCTGGGCAGGGGCTATCTGCGAAACCTGGACGGCCTCCCTCGTTGATGAAACGGTCGTAAGTTCCTTGAACGTTACCAGCGTTATCCTGGCCTGTACCAGTCTGCTTGGTGTAGTAGTTCTCGAAATCTAGAGCAGTTCCAGTTCCGTCACCCTTGGGATCTGTATCGTCGGGCCAAGCGTACTGACGTAGGTCGCCAGCAGCATTTGGTGTACCGAATACAGGTGGAACAGCGGCGTGTGAGCCTTCGTCTACCTGAACACAGAAACCGTCCATGATCTTTAGGAAGTTTGCATCGACACCAGTCTCAGTTGTACCAATGTTGCCATTGATAGCAAGATCCTCAATGTCGTTAGCAAATGCCTGGGTCATCAAGCGAACTAGGTGATCTTCTAGTGCTGCACCTTCGATGTTATCTTCAAGTGCCTCAGTTGAGACCTCCCAGTCTAGACGCAACTTCTTGGTAGAAAGATCCACCTTAGTAAAAGTTGCACCAGCGTTCTTGTATGTGCCGTCAGCCTGTGCTGCTGCACGAACAACTCGCTCGCCAACATTAACCTTCTCTAGTTCCATTGTGTTTGCACGCATGGTAATACGACGACCGTCCTTAGCAAGCACGGTTGCGTCCCAAACGTAATCAATGAATGACTTTGACTGCTCTGGGTTTAGGATACCTCCACCTAGTTGACCTGATGGATCAATAGCCAACTTGGGATCGTCGGAACCTGTGAAGATGTCTGCGGCCTGTCCTAGGTTTCCGTAGTTCTCTGCGTAACCATCGTTAACACGACCGACACCACCTGATGCGTGAACACCAGAAGCGTGACCAATCCAGGACTCACCTGGAATGGCAGGAACGCCTCCTTCTTCGGAGCCACCGCCACGAGGGGTCTGCTGACCACCAGCGAATGATACATCGCCAGTTGCTGCATCAACAGTTGCACCTTCCCAAACAGTTGTCTTCTCAACAGTGTTTTCTTCTGTCTTGTTTTCGTCTGACATAATTCTTTTCACCTCCGTAATTTTTCCTTGTTATTAGAATAGGTCGGACTTCTTGAGGAAACGTCCACCCCATAGTGATTTCTCAACCATCTCTGGCTGATCCTGCATGACCTCTCCATAGTCAGCAGACTTACGGAAAGCAGTTTCTTTTTCTACTGCATCAACACGCTTTCCAAACTCTTGATCGTTCGCCTTAAGTGAAGTTAGGTCGCTATTAAGTGTAGCGACTGCCTTGGAGATTTCACCTACCTGACTGTAAACCTTTGTTACAGCATCGGCAAGAGACTTGATTTCAGCAATTTGAGCAGTCATTCCTGCTACTGCTGTTGCTAGTGCCTCAATCTTCATTTCTACCGTTTCGATTTCCTCTTCAGTAACTTCCTCTGTTACTTCGGCAACCTCTGCAACGGTCTCTTCTACCTCTGCCTTTACCTCTTCAACAGTCTCTTCAATGGCCTCAACAGCCTCTTCAACTGCTTCAGGAGTCTCAGGAGTGGCTTCTTCTGTGTTTTCAGACATGTCTTCTACCTCCTTGTTTTTCCTGACTGTGGTTAGAATGCCTTTAATCATCTGTGCCTTGTCTGGGTCGTTAGATTCGACAAAGCCGATGTTTTCCATTGAGCCGCTGCAACGTGGGCAGTCGGTTTTTACTGTTGAAGAAAGTTGAACAACATCATCATGTCCACAGTAATACACGTTCTCAATAAGTGCCTTAGCGAGCATACCAGTCATCTCACCGTTCTTTTGGATAGATAGGACATTTGCAAATTGATTAGCAGGGACATCAACCAAAGACAATTCAGTTAGTGAAAAGTCCTTGATAATACGAATGCTTTTTTCTAACTCAGCATCGTAGATGGTGTCGTCTTCATTAATTTCTCCACCAATGGAAAATCCTGTGAGGGTTCCATCAAGCACCTTTTCCCAGGTGTCTTGTGCTCCCTTGGAGATGTATGCAGATACATACACGCCGTTATACATCTTACTAGTTTCTGGATCAAAGTATGTATCTTCTTCAAAGGATACCATCTTGCCTACTGCTTTTTTATGATCGTGCTGCTCTCTAATGTTACCCGCAAAATTTTTGAAGGCGTTAACAGAGGCATCCTTTGTTACGATATCGTCTTGCTTGTCTACGTTATCTAGAGAGGCAAAACCAGAAACAATCCGTCTTTCTTCATCTACCTTGGCGATAGGCATTGATACCTTTACGCCACTATCTTCTACAGAAAAATACGCTTTGTTGATAGTCATAGTGTTATTATTATACCACCCTTTTGTTACAATATTGTAATTTTCAACGATGCCGTTGAAATTTTAACGCTAGGAGGTTTTTGCCCCTTCACCTTTAGGTGCCCTACCATCAATGGTTGCTTCTCCATCGCTTTGTTGGTTGGTTCTTTCACGCTGCCGTTCGCTATCACCAGCGGCATTTTGACGTTGGTTTGCCTGTGTTTTGGGGGATAAATCAACCATTTTGTCGCCGCCCTTGTGTTGTGGTAGACCCAAAACATCACGAACTTCATTGGGGGTCATTGCCTGATTTCGGAGGTAGCGTTCGTGAATTTGAGACATTGCTACCTCATCTGTTAGGGTTGCTTCCTTAAACACTAGTTTGATAACATCTGTTTTTTCACGAGTGATGTTGGAAATGATTTTTTGTAGATGCCGCTGAACAGGGCGTGTTACCTGCTCTTTGAATGTGCGATCTTGTGCTAGTGCTGCTGCGATAGCAGAGGCATCAACACCACCTAGTTTAGACAAAGGAACCTGATGAGCCATTAAAATGTCGTCACGATTTTGCTTACGATAGTCTTTGAATGATCCATCTTGAACTGTGTTTTCAATGGGGTGCATTTCAAACTCTACCTTGTTGCCGTCGGCATCAGAGGGTAGAGGAACGTAGAGAGTGCGATGGTTTTGCCCACGCAAACCTGTTTGGAGGAAACGGAACAAACGCTCTTCACTCTCTGGGGATAGTTGAGCACCCTTGACTGTTACGATGTAACGAGGCACAGCCTTGTTTTCAAAGTAATCAATGTTGTATTGTGCGGCAAACTGATCTCCCTTAATGGCCTGTAGTGCTGCGATAACATCAGGAATACCGTAGTAAGTGTTAAGTGGTGAGTATTCCTTGAAGTGTAGAATTTCATTGGGGCGAGGATCTTTGGTAACAGGGTTTGGATTGGTTGCCCCAAAGTTACGGAAATAAACAACCTTGTCTGAAACGAT